CTGCTGCATTTTTTAGTCTATCTGCTGATATATCATCGTCTGAATCTACGATTGCTTCCCTTGCTACCTTAATCAGCTCTTCAACTGCTTTATGCCCAGCTTGGATTATATTCTTCTTCGTCTCCTTGATATTCATATTTGATTGTAATAAAATTAGATAAAACTCTATATAGTCTCTCGCCATCAACGACAAACTCATATTGACTATTTGGTCTAAAACCAACTAAGTCATTAGCCTCAACTGTACCGTCTGAATATTTAACGATACCTTGTAAAGGTTTTTCAGATTCAATATTAAATTGATCTACTGCTTTTAAAGGTTTTACAAAACAATAACCTTTTGGAGCTATCCACTCTTCATTTCTTTTGTACAAAAAGATTTGATCATGGTTAATAAAATAAGTAGATTCATCGAAAAAACATCTACTATTTTTTTCTATACCTTTTACGTTATGCCATCTTCTAAAAACATTATGATGAACTATAACGGTATCACTAGGCTGTATATCTGTTTCACCAATAATAGGAGTTGATATAACAATTGCTTCTCTATTTACGTATTGATGATTATAAATTTCAGTATTAATTATTAATTCTGAATCACCAATTTTTTTAGTGTTATTATATCTACTTCCTTTTGGTGTTACAACAAAGTTGTAAACACTCTTCATTAATATTCTAGATTATATTCTACAGATACAGCCATATTCTTATTGAAGTCTTTCCAAGGTAAAACATCCTTATTCTTTTTGATATATATAGAATACTTATCGTCTTCTTCTAATATATCACAAATTGTATGACCTCCGTAAACTTCTTGACCAACAGCGTAGTGCATAGCGTCATTCTTGTAGTCTTTACCTACACTAATCTTTCTTATCAACTTCGCCATTTTCTGGGTAATTTATAGTACCGTCTTGAATATTAATGTCATACGTACCGTATTCTTTATCAAACTCATTTTGTAATTTACCTAATGCTTCTCTAAGACTAGATATATTGTGCATTAGCTCGTGTTTTTTTAATTCCATTGAGCCTATTTCTAGTTGAGTTCTATTGATACTGTTTACTGTATTTTGAACTTGTTCTAACTGCTCGTCAGTTATCTTTTCAGGTTTAGCACCTGTAAGTTCTTTAATTTTAGCACTAGTGCCTTTTAATTTTGTTGTTGCCATTTTTTATTTAATTTAAGTTAATTTAATTTGTTTTGTTTTATCTTTCAAATGATAATATAATCTTTATTGGGTGAATATTAAATAACTCATCGTTATTTGCTAAATCACCAGCTGCACCTGCTCCATTTTGAATTCTCCAAGCTGCAAGATCTGCTGGTACAACATAAGAACCTGTAGGATCATTAGTTCCTCCAATACCACCATCATGTCTAAACTCAATATTGTTAGAGTCTATAGAAATTACTTCCCCTAAAATGATGTCAGTTGTAGAGGTTCCATTTACATGAATAATATCACCAACTGCAAAAGCAACATCGCATGCTGTACCATCTAAAGTTGTAATCGTTCCGTTGCTTCCAGATATATCAACATCATCATCTAGCAGTACTCCTGTACCAAAGTCAATACCACCGCTACCAGCTCCATTACCAGCAACACCACCTAAATAAAGAGTATCAAAACCTACATTGTCTCCTGAGCTTAATTCTCCTTGTAAAACACACGTTGGAATAAGAGATCCAGCAGCACCAGAACCAGTTGATCCAACTGAAAAGTGATCAAAACCTGCCGCACCATAGTCTCCAGAAGCATCAATATGTGTCATTCCAATTATATGATTAGATACACCCGGTTTAGCGTTGATAGTTAGGTTTGGAGTTCCTAATGTTCCTGGCGCTACACCTTTAATTGTTTTTGCAAAAACAAGATCTAAATCTGCTTTTCCTGTATCTTGATCTGAACCGTTAGTACCTCTCATAACTACTGTAGCCGAAATTAATTTATTAGGTCCTCTAGGAACCTGAAAAGAAGTCCAATCAAAAAGTAGATCATCTGCAGAGTTCTCTACTTGTGTGCTAGCTGCTATAGTTGGTATTACTTCTACTGTAAAATATTTTGCCATAATTTTATTTTTTTACTTTTTCTAGTGATCGACCTCCAAAATAAGCGCCAATCACGGTTATTAATACTAATTGCAAAAGATCTATATAAGAATCTTTTACGTTAAATTTTATCGCACCAGCATCAATAAATATTAATAGCATGGTGCATACTATTAAAAAAATCAAAACCATTGGTCTAACATTTTTACTAAGCCATGAATCTGATTTTAAGTCTGCTTCCCACCTGCTTGTAATGTTTTTCTCCATCTCAGCTTCGTGATTAGCTATAATTTCTTTTATTTTTCTTTCTGCCTCAAGCTTTTCTTCTTTAGATGTATGTAGATTATCTATAACTCCACCTACGTTTTTTACTAAATCAGCAGCTCCTCCAGAAAATAATTTACCTAACATAATTTAATTTTTAATATCCACCTCCACCTCCACTTCCACCAGTGCTAGTACTACTACCTCCACTAACAGTTCTGTTAATAGGCATGTTTCTATTCATATTTGTGTTGGTAGTTGTGTTTATGTTTCTACTAACAACTCTTGGTGTAGTACTAATATTTAATAACGTATCAGACGCTTGATTATGACCAGTACAACCCATATAACCGTTTTGACCTTTAAACCTATGAACATGATGACCGCGACAACCATTTTCAATAGCCCAACTTCTAGCTTCAAAAATTGTACTAAATAAAGGTACTCCAGATATAGTTGTTAATATACTCATTTTGATTTTACTTTTTCAAATGAACTAATACCAAAACATCCTAATGTTACCCATACGAATGAATTGTATATTACTTCGTTAATTACTAATGTTCCATCAACGAATATAAAACTGGTTACTAAGTCTGCTATAGCAAACAAACACATTACTACAAAAGACGAAAATCCAACCACATTTTTTTCGTTTATTTCGTTTTTATCTTTAAATAAGCTCCACATATTATATTGTTCCGTTATTAGCATCATCTTCCCATGGAAAACCAGTGTCACCAGCTTCTTTCCACTCTCCGTCTACTTTAATCATATCTTTACCATCCCTAGTTTCTCTAGGAAAAACTTCACCATTATAAGTTACATCATTATCACTGTAAGCAAGTTTACCAAGCTTCATATCTGTGGCGTGTCTCATTTCATGGTTTATTACCTGTTTGTCTTCTTCGCTACCAGGTATTATATTTTTGTTTATATATATAGTACCATCCATATTAGCTTCACCCATAACTCCTTCTGCTAGTGGTACTCTAATAACAGGTGTTCCAGGTACAGAAGCTTCATCACCAGTTTTTTTACCAAAACGTAATTTAGTTTTGATTTCGCCTCCAGTAGCATAGTTACCTCTATTTGTTCCTAGTTTAAATCCCATTATCTATCTTTATCTTTTATCATATCATCTATAGCTTTATTATAAACTTTATCTGTATATGATTTATTCTTGTAAAATACACTTCGTTCTGAAGTGGGTAAGTCTTCCTCACCTAGTAGTATTCTATATATCCTACTTATCATTTGAGAGCATTTCCACGAAGTTTTAAATACAGAGTACATTATAGTAGTTCTATTACGATGTCTCCATACATCTATCCAACCTTCGTTTCTTAATCTGTCCCATCTTGCTTTATCCCAAGAGTATGTATAAACTCCGTTGATAAAATCGTTTCGTGTAAATCTTCCTTTACAATCTAAATAAATTAATAATTCTAAATC